GATATAATTTCAGTTCGTTTGCTAGTTCTGTTTTAGAATTAAAATACTTTTTTAACAATCCTTCCGCAATACTTTTACGATTGGAAAGGATGTCAGAGGTTACTTGACGAACTAATAGTTCGAAAAGAAAACCCGTATTTCTAAACTTTGAGTGTTTTATCTGTTTCATTTATTCTTTATTCCAATTATAAATATATAATATCTATTTAATAGTAATTTTATTGAATTATATTTTCCTCATCCATCATACTTTTTCCTTCCATTATTACCTTTGCTCCGCCGGATTTTAAAGTTTTTTTGATTGATTTGATGAAACTTTCATTACTGCTTCTACTTAATTTCTTTAATTCCTTATCACCCAAAGCATCTCTTCCGTACATATGGTCATCTTTACCAAAGCGACTCGCATCACGCGGTCTTCCTGCTTTTTTACTTTCGTTTGGTGATTGACCTAACTTTGATTTTAAATCTTGTATAGTTTTTTCAACATCCAATGGCTCACCTGACGGGAACTCATCTTCTGGTTGTTCTTCTTCAGGTTGTTCTTCACCACCCATTTCAGGTTGTCCAGCCATCATACCACCTTGCTCTTGTTGACCTTCTGCTTTTCCAGTTGTTTCTAAATTAGTTAAGATAAATGTACTTTTAGCATCTTTTATTAAACCTTCTTTCATCTCATCAATATCATCATCACTAAAGTTAAATACATTTTTATACATCCATTCTTTTGAAATTAATTTCAATTCACCCATTGTTCTAACCAAATCTACTTTTGATGCCCATAATTCAACTTTAGATTGTTCGTAGATTACATATGGAATAGTTAATTGTAATTCAAAATCAGCTAATGTTTCATCTTCAATACCCTGTGAGTATAAGTGAATGATTGCTATTTTTTCTAATTCTGCCGTTACAATTCTTTGAACTCTTTCAATTGTTTTAGCAAATCTCATATCCATAGCTGCTAATGTAGCTTTTGAATTACCATCTTCCAAAAATCCTAAATGTTGTTTTGGTATTTTTAGAGCCGCAAACATTTTATCTTTTAAGTAATTTATATCATCAATTGGAGCATACTCTAAACCTTCTAAATTCTCAATAGATGTTCCACTATCACTACCACGAACTGGTAAGTAAAAATCTTCCATTAGATTTTGGATGTTATACTTTAAGTTGTATTCACCTGTATCTGGATTTACTAATGGAGTCTTTTTAGATTTATTGATAATACGCTGAATGTAATTATCAATTTCATTTGTAGGAATATTACCCACATCAATTTTATATACACGCTTTTGTGGTGCTCTACTAATACGATGTATAATCATCGCATCTTCCATTAAACTAATTTGTTTCCACAATCTTCTTGCACTCTCTAACATAGATTTACCATATGGCAAATAGTTAGTATCTGTCAACATACGAAAGTGAGCAATCTCATAATTTTCGTATTCTGTTTTTTGTCCAGCTACATAAAGTGATTTGGATGCTAATGGGGTGTGAATGAATTTAACCGATTGCCAATTGTTTGGGTCATATCCTTCAACACGAGTAATCTCATAAACTGAAAGTGGTTGGATACCCACAACACCTAATTCTTGTGCAATCTCAATATGTAAAAAGTGGTCACCATACTTAACTAAACTACGAACCCACGGGAATAAATTAAATTCAACATTTATAATATCGTAAAATAAATTTTCTAATATAGATTTTACTTGTTCGTTGTTTGTTTTTACCTCTAATACTCTACCATATTCATTTTTAGATGTAGACTCTTCTGCGTAAATATCTAACGCTGCACCAATGATTGGGTCAGAATCCATAGAATCATAATCTCTAAAAAGTTCTTGACGGATTTGTTGGTAAGCAAGATAATTCTCAAAGGTATTATTCATAGATGATGAGTGTAACCTCATATACCTATCACGTAAGTTAGTAGCTATTGCCTGCGTTTCATCGTAATCAATTACTTTTAATTTATTCCCCTGCTTTCTTACGATTACCGATGTGGAGAATAATTTACCTAACCTGCCAAAAAATGATTTATCTGTTGCCATTTACTTTTGTTTGTTTAATTATATAACCTTTATTTTTTTACTCAATTTTACCACTTTCTGCAAGACCAATATCTTGCTTTGTGTCTTGGACCGGGTTGGTCACAATTATGTCTAGCTCTAAAAGACCTTCTTGCATCTGGATTAGATTTTCTTATTCTCATTGTTTTTTCACCTTTAGATGCTGCCGATGTACCACCATGTCCAAAGTTTACTTTAACAATATTACCAGCTGGATTTTTAACATATACTTTAAATTTTTTAACATCACCTTGCATTGGTTTTCCCAATTTTACATCTCTACCTTGATATTCTGCCTCAAATACACAATTACAATTTGCTTCGGTCAATTGATTGATATATCCTTTTAGATACTTAATGAAATCTCCCATATCATCATCTTCAACATCTAACTCATCATAATCATCTGTGTTATCGTGTCCACATTTGTGGCAAACATATGGAGTTTTTCCACCATCTGTTAAATCCCATTTCCATCCACATTTTTCACATTCTACTGATTGGGTTTCGTTTTCATTAACGGGTACACAATTAGGAACTTGTCTTCCTCCTTTGTTTTTCATTCCATCTTGTCTGTATCCATCCCAACATGCTTCATTTAATTCAACACCCTCGTTAGCTACTTTCCAACCACCACCTTTAGCTTTATAATTTTTTGCTGCCCAACCATTTGCATAAGCAGATGGGTACACATCAAACTTTGATTTAGCTGCTGCTTTAGATGCTGCCCATTTTGCTGGGTCAGTTGGAACATTCTTCTCTAAAAATAAATTTAATTTTTCGTAGATATTCATACTTTCTTTTTTTGGTTGTGTAGAAATATTTATTGGTTTTTTACCTTGTCCTTTACTATCCCTACCACCTCTATCTGCATCGTTTTGTGCTGCTCTTTTTCTACGAGTTGCACTTTCTTTTTCTTTTTTACTCATTCCGGCAGCTTTTGATGCTGGAACACATTTTGCGTATCCTTTTTTCTCACCCGAAGTTCCGCATGGTGGGTGTTTTCCATCTACCTTTTTGCCGATGTTTACCCACTTTTCCTTAAACCACTTGCGTAGGTCTTCTTTCATTATATTACGCAATTTCATATTACCATTCATATACAATATATAAATATAAAGAAATTGAGTTTAACCTAGCGTAGCAGCCACCTCAAATCCTCAAACTCATCATTTTTGCCTGTTTGCATTTTGTATGGGTCATCGGCAAATTGACCGGGTGTATATAAACTATCATAAGATGTTTGTACGAAACCATCAATAGAACGTCTTGTCAAATCAATACCTTCTTGTCTTAAACGAAGTGCAGTATCTCTAATCCACAATCCCATTCCTAACGCCATCACCAAGTCATCGTTATATCCTCTCGCTGCTTCTGCTCTACCATTGTTCCAAATAAATGTAAAGAACTCATCTATCGTTCTCTTACTACGGATAATAACACTCATATCTCGCATATAACTGTCTATCTTTGATATTACTAACGGACGAGTTTTAGATGATATACTAAACCCCGGTACCATTTGCTTTTCATCTCTGTAAAACTTATTAGTAAATTGAGTATCAATATCTACATACTTAACATCTCTGTTAGACCAGAATAGATTTTTGTAGTTTCTATCTAAACATTGTTGAATTGTTGTCCACCCAATTGATGCATTATCAATGATTAGTAAAGCATCGTTGTATTCGGTTGCCAAATTGATTAGGAAATTACCAAAATCCTTTGGTTCAATCTTTCCTTTGTATTCTGCAACTTGTTCACAGCTTTCGGCATCTATTACGTGGCAAGTAGAATAATCTTCTCCATCACCACGAGCAACGTCAGCAGTTACTATATAACTCTTTGAATAATTAGGGTCTTCCCAAACCCATAAGTTATTATCAAACCCACGCTTATACATCGGGTCTTTTACATATGCTTCGGTATATTTAACTAATAACTCCGGTGCGATTACCGTTGCTCCAGAACTGATAAAGTCACAATCACATTCTTGTGCTGCTCCTTTTTGTCCTAATTGTTTTTCTTGTTCCTCTCTCCAACTTATATCTCTTTCAGGGTGAACTGTCCAATGAAGTTTAATTGGATGAAATAAGTTTTCACCATTTTCTGCACCTACCCATACTTGATGAAACCAGTTACCAATACCGTTTGGTGTAGATAATGCGATACAACTACCACCAGTTGATAAAGTAGATTGTGCTGATGTCCAAATTTCTTCAATGTAATCAATAAAAGCTGCCTCATCAAATACCAATAGGGATAGTGCTTCCGAACGTCCTGCATCTGGTTTAGATGAAATTGCTTTGATTTGAGAACCATTCTTTAATCGTAGAGATAGTTTATTATCTTCAGACTCTGGTACTCTCAACCATACTGGTAGAAATTGGTTCATTACTCTAACCTTTAATACCAAGTTCTTTGCAACTTCTTGTTTTGTTGCAATAACCAACACGTTAAAATCGGCATGAAATATCATTTTCCATAAAGAATATCCAGCTACTAATGTAGATATACCTAATTGGCGTGATTTTAAAACAACATTAAAGCGATTATCTTTAAAATCATTTAAAACTCCTTCTTGAAAATCATATAAATCAAAAGGGATTTTCCCACGAGTTGGGTGTTGAATTTTGCAAAACTTACGCATGAAATAGACGGGGTCCTGCGCACATTTTCTGTATTGCTCTTTTACTGCATCTTGCAGAGATTTTGTTTGATTTGCGGCCATAATGCCTTACCTATTTTTTAATACGGATTTTCCAATATACACCACCACCCACATATGGAATTATTTGATTTCCACCGGTTTTTGATTGTTGATTGGATATACCAAGATTTAATTGGTATAATTTATCTGTTTTTGTTTTTAGGATTACACCTGCACCAATTGAATTGCCAAAATTTACTTTATCTAACGCTCCGTTTATACCAACATATACTTGATTTTTAGGTAGTTCTTTTACTATCTTTGTATCAGTAATAGTTCTTTCTTTAATTGTAGCGTTCCACTTTCTACCTAATATTTTATTTTGGTATAAAGTATCCGTAAGGTCAATTGTTCCCAAATCATTATCTAAAACTAATTTATCTTTATACAAAACTTTTTGATTATACGATTGAACTATTCTAACTGTATCTCCTTTTGTGTATATGGGAACTTCTATTCTTTTTTCTTTTTCAACAATAGTTTCGTGGTAAATATCATTACCTCTAACATATTTTACTTTGGTGCGGTCTATAAAAATAGTATCAATTTTTTGTTTTAATAATTCGTAATTTTTACCATCAACTTTAATAAGTTCTTTTGGTTTATCACTACCCCAATTGTTGCATTTGTAAAACGCAATTCCTATTGTAGCAAAAATTACAATCCATTTGATATTATTCTTTAAAAACGTCAGCATAATCTTCCTTTATTATTTCCCAGCAATCATCTTTTATTTTTTGATAACCAGTTATGTTTTCTTCGGCTTCTAAAATATCTTTTGATATGTTTGCCTTTAATTCTTCTAAATCACCATCGTATGTCCACTTTTCAGTTGTTCCATCCGAATTAGCAAATACGTGCTCTTTACTTACATCTACTAATGCTTCGTTAAATTTTTTAACTAAATCGCTTAAAAATTCAATTTCAAAACTAGCAATCTTCCACTTTTCGTATTCGTTCCAATTACCTTTTACTCTAAATACTTGTTCTTTTTCTGCTAAACAATCTATACAATATCCAGTCTTACGAATAAACTTTAAATGTTTTTCAGTTTTCTTTACTGTTTTACAATTCTTGTTTTTACAATTAGATAATGATTGAATATATGCTCTAACATCATCAAATTTTGATTTAACACTTTTAAATCCTTTTTCTTGTACCCAAGTTACACCATCACTATCGGTCCACTCTTCACCAATTACTCTATCCTGCTTTGTGGCAGACCAACCGTGAGTATTTGTTCCACTATTATCTCTGTTAAACGCTATATCCAAAATCTTCTTTCTGGATGGGTGCATATACTTTTTACTCATATAACCTATTATTTTGTTTTATATATATATAAATATATAGTTTTTAAATTTTAATGATATAATATACCCAAAAGCTGATTTAAACTTGCAAATGCTCCAGTCATTTTGAATACATTTCCTTTATAGTTAAATATAATCCCTTCGTTTGGAACAATTTTATCAAATCCACCAATTGAGTTTAATCTCTGTAATTCTAATTCTAATTTTTGTATTTGAGATGCATCACCAGTTGCTCTAATTGTACCAATAGCACTATCTAATTTACTTCTCATTTGTTGTAAAGCACTATCAGGCGAAGCAGTTAAAACTGAACTCATAAATGATAATACATCACTACCCACACCTAAAAAGATTTCTTCAAATTTCATTAAATTATCTTTTGCTATTTTTGATTTACTTTGTTTTTCTATACCATCTGCCCAAACTCTAGCTTTCTCATCCGCTATTGTATTTAGACGGAAACTTTTATCATCAAACGCCCACCTTTTAATTAAACCCTCCGTTTCAAGTGGTTCTAATTTTTTACCAGATTTTTTAATATAATCTTTCCACCAAGCCTGATGATAATCTGCAACCCCAGCACTATCCGATAAACCAAACTCACTTTGTAGTTTTGAAATTTGAGATAAATACTTTGGTTTTAAACTAGATAAATTATCGTTCTTTGGTAGTTTAGTTATAGGAGGTCCTTGTATTGTATATTTAGATTGTACATCTGCATTTATCTTTTTAACCAATGCTCCTAATTTACTTTCTGCACCTTTGATTACACCAATTGCGTTTCCAGCTTCGTTATATTCTACTGCGTTATGGAATACTAATAGAGCTTGTCCATAAGGAATAACATTTACAGATGTTGGGAATATAACTTCTAAATTCATAAATACTTTTCCATTTTGGAAAATCTTATCTAAATCAGCTTTACCCAATCCTCTTAATGCAGATTCTAAATCTTTCATAGCAAAGTTGTAAGCATCAGTTAATCCACCTCTTCCGGCAAATTTAGATGCAACATCTTCAATACCCATTGCGTTTGCACCAGCGTTTGCTAAATTACCTTTATTTCTTG